GGTCTCCGGGTCGATCACTTTATAGACCTCTTTGTATTCCCATTCTGCGACCCAGCTCCCGCCGGACTGCAGCGGACAAGCTACGACCTCATAGCCGATGTCACGATAAACATAGATATTCACTCCGGCATCGGATGGGCTGCTGACATTTCTCCAGCTTCCCGAAACCTGACCGGTATAATCGTATCCGTAGAAACGGCTTGTTGAAATATACCGTGGTTCAATTTCACTTTCGCCTCCGGTAAAGCCTGTGACGCTGCCCCACATGACATCGCCTTCATACCAGTCGGAATACTCCGCACCCCAATGAATGTTGTAGTCAAAGTGGTTTATATCCAGTTGATCCCTGATGAATTGCAAGGCACGGTTTGCCGCAGTCTGATATTTTTCATCATCAAACACACTCATTCGCTTTCCTCCGTTTCTTCCTCATCAACCGGAACAGTGCAATAGAAAACAAGCAGCGTCACCGTTGCCGCCGTCACGCCGGAGAGCGTTGCGCCGATATATGCATCGAATTCAGAGCCACCCCGGCGAAGAAGCGTCACGGTTCCTTCGGAGTCATCGCTGCAATGAATGTGGAAGTACGGTCTATCGTTATAGGCGCGAGTGAAATACATCGTGCCTGTGCCTATTATTTCTCCGAACTCCACAGTATACTTTGCTGTGCTTTGCCGGATGTCCTCAACCGTGGTTTCCAGCTGATACAGCGAATCGTTGATGGTCGGAATGTACTGACCAACCGTAATGGAAACCTCTTTATAGTTGAAAGGGTTCCAGTCCATTCCCACAATTCTGCTGTAAGCGTTGATGCCCAGCTTCGGAAAAACGATATGAAGCTCATCGCCGATTTCCAGACTGCCTTTCTGATAGAGCGACAGCGAGTAATTCGTCACGTCCTCCGTAGCGTTATTCGAAAAGGATATATCCTGAACAAGGCTGCTCGACATGATCTCAATCGGAGCGGTTGTGCCGACATGAGAACGGATGCCGATGGTGTAGCCGGAATACTCGATTTCGCCTCCGGTCAATGCCACAAGCTGCATCACGCAGGCACGGCGGGTGACGTTTTTATTGACTCGGAGCGTCACTTCCTCCGTAGGGTCAACCTGTCCGACCGTAAAAGGTGTGCCGGAAAGAAGCGTCAGCAGGATGTTCCTTGGGGTATCTGTCATATCGAAAGCCTGTACCTCATAGGCCTCATCGTTCAGAAGATAAGACACGTGGTCGCCGGAAAATTCGGTGTAGCAGATGCCGGAGGAGATATTTTTCTTTACTTCCGTTATTGTAAATATCAGTCCTTCCACCTCGGCAAGCCTGCCGGTCTCAATGAACCCTTCCGTCTGCCGTGTGATGATTTTTGCATCCATTGAACATTCGCCGTCAAGCTTCTGCACGATACCGCAGCCGTTTACCGCAGAATAGGTTTTGACGTGGTCTCCGCTTGAGCCGTCATCATTCTGCTCATAAATGGAAAGACGCGGATTCGGCGGGATCTCACGGTAAACCGCTGTAATGTCTGTATTCTGCGTAATATAGCGGAAAGAGGCACTCCACCCGATAAAGGTGAAGCCTGTGTATCTTTCCGGTGACGGCGGCACGGCATCTTTTCCGTATTCAATGCTCTGTGTAGACCAGACGGTTGTTCCGTCCTTTGCAAGGAAGCGGACAGTCAGAATCTGTGCCGTATATATCGGATTGACGGTAAGGTCTGAGGTTATATTGGAATAATCCTTATCCCACCCCGTGAAAGTGTGTCCAGGAATCAGTTCCGGTGTCGGCGCTGTGGCGGCATGACCGTGAGCAATATGCTGAACGGACAGATTCCCGCCGTCATACTTTTTGAAGATGACCGTGTAGGTAATATCTTCATAGGTAGGACGGACGGTCATATCTTCTTCGATGTGCGTAATGGGAACATTCCAGCCGCTGAAGGATTTTCCCGTTATGATTTCGGGAGTCGGAGCCTTTGAGGTAATGTCCTCTCCGTACTCCGCCTCCACAATGCCTAAGAGGTCATCGCCTGCGTAGTTTAAAAATCTAACTGTAAACATGGTCGATGCCTCCTTTATACAGTGCCTAAGTTTCTGAGGGACGCTTTGCCCCTTTGATACTGAATCTGAGATACGATGGTAGTGATGACCTTGCCGTCAATCATGATCGGCTGGGAAAGTTTCACTTCACCGTAGTCTCCGCTGCTTATGCCGCCTCCGATACTTGCCGTCAAATTGGCGTTCATATCCGGCAGAGCATTTTTGAAGTCCATCACATCCGCAACACCGGAGATTGCTTTTTCAATCAGCGGTCTGTTTTTACGGATTCCCTCTGCCATGCCGTGCATGAAGTCCGGCATCCATTTTTCAAAGTCCGTCAGAGGTCCTTTGTCGGGAACGGAGAAATGCAAGTAAGAGCGAATGGTCGAAGCCACATTGCTCACCGCGCTGACCACGCTTGAAATCATGGACTTGATACCGTTCACGATGTTCTGAATAATATCCCGTCCCCAGGAATAAGCCTGAGACGCAAGATTTAAGATATAGTTCTTGGCGTTTTCAAAACCATTCTGAATCGCACTGCGGATATTGTTTACTGTACCGGTAATAGCTGAAAGCATGTTATTAAATGCAGTCGTTATCGCCGTCCAGATAGCATTGGCAATGGTAGTCACCGTGGTCTTGATGGTATTCCAAGCCGTAGTGATGAATGTCGAAATGGCATTGACAATCGTCGTAATCGTGTTTGAAATTGCCGTCCACACCGTTGTTACGGTATTGCTTATCGCATTCCATGTGTTTGTAAGGAACGTGGAGATGGCTGTCACCACGGTCATGAAGATGTTTTTGATGCTCTCCCACAAACCGGTAAAGAACTCACAGATAGCATTCCATGCGACGGTGATTGCTTCACCCATTGCCTGCCATGCCTGTGAGAGCCATTCCCCCACTGCAGCAACAACCGCTTTGATGTTCTCCCACAGATCAATCCAGAACTGACGGAACTCTTCACAGTTGTTCCAAAGGTAGATAAAAGCAGCAACAAGTGCCGCAATAGCGGCAATAATAAGCATAATCGGATTTGCTGCAAGCACAGCGTTTAACGCTCCGAATGCCGTCTTCACTGTTTTTACAATACCCGCCAGCTTCGGCAGGATGGTCATAACCGTACCGACACCGGAGATAATCTTCCCTCCAATAATCAGTACCGGCGACAGGATGGCAATAAGCGATCCAATCTGAACAATGAAGTTCTTTGTGCCGTCAGACAGGTTGTTCCACCAATTCAAAACCACCTGCAAGACACTCATCAGGTTTCGGAGGATAGGAATCAGAATATTTCCGATATCCACAGCTACTGCTTTGAAGGCTTCCTTCAATTGGCTGACCTGGGAAGCAAAGGTCTGATATCTCTTACTTGCCTCATCGGTCAAAGCTGTGTTGTTCTGATAGGCCGTGCTTGAAGTGTCGATAGCATCCGAAAGTACACCTGATGCCAGAGCCAGGGACTTTAACATATTGGACTGACGGACACCGCTCATCCCCAGTTCATCCAGAACCAAGGTAGCGCTTTCGCCCTTCTCATCTAAAGAGCCAAGCCCTGCAATAAACGCCTGCAGAGCTTCAATCGGTCTTCTCTCCCACGCAGAAGCGAACTCCGCAGAAGACATGCCTGCTACGGAAGCGATTCTGTCCAGCGCTGCTGTTGAACCATTAGCAGCATCAGATGCGGCTTTTTCAATTGCCGTCAAGGTCTGCGTCATGGCAGTTCCACCGGCTTCAGCCTGAATGCCGACAGAACTCATGGCGGTTGAAAGTGCAAGGATGTCGGTTGAGGTAAGTCCGGCAAGTGTGCCTGCGGAAGCAAGCCTTGTACTCATGGCAACGATAGATGCTTCATCAGTAGCGAAGTTGTTACCAAGGTCAACGATGGCGGCACCCAGGCGGTCTACATTTCCGGTCGATTCACCGGTAATATTTAAGAAACGCGCAAGTGCTACTGCCGCTTCATCTGCTGAAAGGTTCGTTGAGTCACCCAGCATGACCATCGTTTTGGTAAACTCAAGCAAATGCTCTTTTGAGATACCAAGCTGACCGGCTGCTTCGGCAACTGCCGCAATATCCTCAGCAGAGGATGCTGTTTCCGTTGCCATCTTCTGAATGCCTGCGGCCAGTTCTTCATACTCCTGCTCCGTAGCATCCGTGGTCTTTTTAACTCCGGCAAAAGCAGATTCCCAGTCGGTTGCGGCTTTTACACCTGCAACGCCGACAGCCGCAGCGGCAGCAGAAAGCGGAGCTAAGGATTTACCGACTCCGGTGATGGTATTACCGACGCCTTGAAGTTTTGTGCCCGTTGCGGCAATTTTCTCCAATGCGACGGCAGATTTTGAAGCCTGAGACTCCAAGTCCTTCAGTTTGGCCTCTGTTTCGGCGATTTCTCTTTGCAGGGCATCATACTGGGCCTGGGAAATATCGCCCCGTGCGAGGGCTTCGTTGGCCTGCTCCGCCGCTGTCTTAAGGGTTGCTAGCTTCTCTTTGGTTTCGGCAATGGCATCCTTTAAAAGTTTCTGTTTCTGCGTTAAAAGCTCGGTATTGCCAGGGTCCAGTTTGAGGAGTTTCTCCACATCCTTCAGCTGTGCCTGGGTATTTTTTATTTCACTATTGACGCCTTTTAGGGCAGTCTGCAATTTAGTGGTATCGCCGCCGATTTCGACGGTAATGCCTTTGATTCGGCTTCCAGCCATTTGGTTACTCCTCCCTTCTGAAAAAGTTGAAATTTCGCAAATAAACACGAGTAGTTATTTCAGTTTCTCGCATATTTCTGAAATAACCACCCATATAAGTTGCATCAAAAAACATCCATGTCGTGTTGCGAAGCCAGAGTCGCATAGGAATCCGACGCAGAATCATTACTGCTTTCCGTGTACATGTCAGTGACCATTCCGATAGTGAGCAGGTCTAAATCTCTTATGGAGATCCCGAGCTGCACACATCGGAGCATAAAGAGCGGGGTGGTCATTTCCCGCTCAGTTTTTCTAGGTTTTTTCGGTTCTTGACCTCGGTTTCCACGTTAAGTCCCCACAGTTCGATAATCTGCGGAAGCACCTGATAAATACTGAAGGTGTTGAAATCCTCCAGCCAATCCTCCGGTGTATCCGGGATATTCGGATCTGCATGGCGGGCCATCATATAGGCGATGTTCTCAAAAAGCTCCAGCGAGAAGGTATCCAGCATGGAGCCGTCCTCAGTGCTGGTATCCACTGCTTTTTCGAGCTGAGCCAGGTCCTTATAGATGTCCCTTCTGAACTTGATCCTGTAAAGTCTCGGAATGGCGGCAGAGGCTCTAAAGAGAACCTCTTTGCCGTCGATTTCTATCTTTTTTGTGATTGCCATTTATTATTCCCCCTCATCAACAACTGTCACTTCAACGGTTGCAGTATTTCCGGTCGTTCTGCCACCGTCGGTCAGTGTGACAACATACTCTGCTTCTCTGGTCTGGTCGGTAGTCGAAATCGTAAGTGTCGAACCGGAAACAACGGCCTGCACCATGCCGGTAGTCTCACCTTCAATCGTGACAGCCGCCGTTACAGTACCAAGTGCACCGGCAATAGTCGCTGTTCCGCTATCTTCAAGACCCAGGATCATGCTCGAGGGAGAAACACCGAAAGTCGCATTCTGCGGCATATATACACTGGAGTACCAGTTGTTATAGGCTGTAGCATTAGTATTATCGGACGTTCTCG